GCCGTGCCTCGGGCAACTTCTTGCCGGGCGGTGGCGGGATCTCCAGCCACCAAGGCAAGAGACTGGTGAATTGCCTCGGCCACTGGTCGGGGGATTTTCAACCTAATTAGGAGAACATCATGGCAAATGCAACTTCCGTGACCGTTCGTGCTGGCAATGACCAGTTTCGCGGTCTTTACTCCAATACTTTTTTGGTTCGCGCTACACTCGACGCTGATGATTTGGCAGACGGTGCAGGTGACACCGATACCGTGACAGTCCCAGGCGTTGCCCTGGGCGATATGGTGTTAAGTGCTTCGTTGGCGGTGGATGTAGCCGGTTTGATTGTGACCGCCTACGTTAGCGCAGCTAACACTGTTAGCATCCGTTTCCAAAACGAAACTGGCGGCTCGGTCAACTTGGCTTCGTCCACGTTGCGCTTGGTTGTCGTTCGTTCGTTGGCGTAATACCCAGGGGCTTCGGCCCCTGTTTTCACTTCTGGAGGCACCATGGCCGCGACATTCCGCTGTTTGCAAAGCGGGCAAACTGTTACGTTTACGCTCCAGCACGACATTGACAGTATGAAGGGCCACGCCGGCTACGTTCGTATTGACGACGACGCGCCGGTTAAGGATTCATCCCACCACGTAGTCATGCGACCGCCTGAAGTAGCTCGGCGGCCGGGACGACCAAGGAAGATGGAAAATGTCTGACATTGATCCAAGAGAATTTGGGAAGTTGGAAGCCCAAGTCGAAGCCTTACAGAAGGAAGTCCACGCGCTGCGCTACGACGTCAAGCAGTTGCTGGAGATGGCCAACAAGTCCAAAGGTGGACTTTGGGTTGGCATGTCGGTTGCGTCTGCCGTCGGCGGCGTGATCACGTTTGTTGCAGATCGGCTCTTTATTAAGGGGTGACATCATGCCAATGGTTGACGGAAAGAAGTACCCATACACGAAGAAAGGCAAGCAAGCTGCCGCTTCGGCCAAGATTAGCAAGCTGCGCAAAGAAGGCTACCCGCAAAAACAAGCGGTGGCCATTGGTCTTAGCATGGCCGGCTTGGCTAAGAAAAAGGCCAAGAAATGAAGTCGCCCGTCTGGGACAAGAAGCGGCCTAAAGGATTAGGGCCGCCCAAGCCACTGTCGCCGGCCAAGAAGGCCGCGGCGAAGAAGATGGCCAAGGCAGCCGGTCGACCCTACCCGAACCTGATCGACAACATGCGAGCAGCGAGGAAAAAATGAAGACACCTGCCTGGCAGCGAAAAGCCGGTCAAAACCCAAAGGGCGGCTTGAACGCTACAGGCCGCGCGTCTTATAATGCAGCAACAGGGGGAACCCTGAAAGCGCCAGTCAAATCTGGCGACAACCCACGACGAGCTTCTTTTCTCGCCAGGATGGGCAACATGCCCGGCCCCGAGTTCAAGGATGGCAAGCCGACACGGCTTTTGCTCTCTTTGAAAGCCTGGGGCGCATCATCCAAGGCGGATGCAAAGGCAAAAGCTAGCGCTATATCCGCAAGGAATAAGGCGAAAAGCAAATGACCTACTTAGAACTCGTCAATGATGTGCTGATCCGCCTGCGCGAGCAGACGGTATCGACCGTCAGTCTGACCACCTATTCCACATTAATCGGTAAGTTTGTCAACGACGCCAAGCGGCAGATCGAAGACGCTTACGATTGGAATGCGCTCGGCGTTGAGGTTGATGTCACTACCTCCGCCGGTGTGTACGAATACGCGTTGACTGGCGCTGGCCAGAAGTTCCGCGTCAGCAGTGAACCACTCAACACGACGTCCAATGTCGTGATGCAAAATATCTCAGTTGGAGATATGCGCAGGAAGCAGAACCTCCAGCCGTTTGTAGACTCCGTACCAACGCAATACTGTTTCGAAGGTGTCGACAATAGCGGCGACGCTAAGGTGCAGTTATGGGGTCGCCCTAACGGTGTCTACACTATTAAGTTTTTTCTGACAGTACCGCAGGCCACACTAGCGTCGGATTCGACGATGGTGCTGGTGCCGGACGTGCTGGTGACACAGAATGCTTACGCTAGAGCGTTAGTTGAGCGCGGCGAAGATGGCGGCCTAAATTCTTCAGAAGCATACGCGCTCTACAGAAGTATGCTGTCTGATTATATAGCGCTGGAAGCTACACGCTTTCCTGAGATGCAGGAGTTTGTGCCGACATGAGCCAGGCGCTACAGGTCAATACGATTTCTGCACCAGGCTTTTTTGGCCTGAACACCCAAGATTCGCCGATGGATTTGGCGGCGGGGTTTGCGCTGCAAGCAACTAACTGCGTTATTGATCAGTATGGCCGGATCGGCGCGCGTAAAGGCTGGACAAAAGTTAACTCTTCCTCGGGTAACTTAGGTGCGAACAATGTCGGCGTCATCCATGAGCTGGTTGGCGCGGATGGCACTTACACTATTCTGTTCGCAGGTAATAATAAGTTATTCAAGCTAGACGGCAGCAATGCTGTCGTCGAATTGACTTATGGCGGCGGCGGCACCGCGCCGACCATCACAGCCAACAACTGGCAGTGCGCGTCATTAAACGGCATCACATACTTTTTCCAGACGGGCCACGACCCATTAATTTATGATCCTGCGGTAAGCAGTACAACTTATCGCCGCGTTTCGGAAAAAACAGGCTACGCGGCTACGGTGCCTTCTGCGGATTGCGTTATTTCAGCTTACGGTCGTTTATGGGCGGCTAATACAGCGGGCGACAAACAGACGCTGTATTTTTCTGACTTGATTGCAGGCCATGTTTGGTCGACCGGTACAGCAGGGTCGCTTAACGTCAATACCGTATGGCCGAACGGGCCGGATGAGATTGTCGCGCTGGCAGCGCATAACGGTTTCCTGTTTATTTTCGGCAAACGTCAAATTCTGGTTTACCAAGGCGCGACGGCCCCCTCAACGATGTCGCTTTATGACACGGTAGGGGGTATCGGTTGTATCGCTCGCGATTCAGTACAGAATACCAATACGGACGTTGTATTTTTATCCAATAGTGGTGTGCGGTCGGTGTTACGCACAATTCAAGAAAAGTCCGCGCCGTTTCGTGACTTGAGCAAAAATGTCCGCAATGACCTTGTGCAGATGGCTGCGGGCGAAACGCCTTCAAATATTAAAGCGGTCTACTCAGAAATAAACGCGTTTTATTTAATCACGTTTCCAACCGCTAATTTTGTGTATGTGTTCGATACGCGCGGCGTTTTAGAAGACGGGTCATCTAGGGTTACAACCTGGCGAGATATTGCACCTACAGCTTTATTGTCCCGACGCAACGGCGATTTGCTAATAGGCAAGACTGGCTACGTAGGTAAATACAATGGGTATTTAGATGATACAGACTCGTATCGTTTGTATTACTACACTAATCAAGCCGATCTGGGTGATCAAGCTGTTACATCCATACTGAAACGGATCGGCGTTGTAGTTATCGGCGGTACTAATCAACCTCTCACTATAAAGTGGTCGTTTGATTTTAGTGAGAATTTTTACTCTCAAAACGTACAGATACCAACGCAAGGCGTATCCGAGTATGGCATTGCTGAGTACGGCGCGAATGGTGTTCCGGTAGCTCAATATACCGGTGGTATTGCCCTGCAAACACTTTATGCGCAAGGGACTGGATCAGGACGTATTGTGCAGACAGGTTATGAGGCAGAAATAAACTCTTCTGAGCTGTCTATACAAAAGATTGAAATTCTCACCAAGAACGGGCGAGTAACATGAGTAATTACGTAAAAAGTACCGACTTCGCGTCTAAAGATTCTCTGGCCTCTGGCAACGCTGCCAAGATTGTCAAAGGTACTGAGATTGATACGGAGTTTAATAATATCGCTACTGCGGTAGCGACTAAGGCCGACCTTGCATCGCCGACATTTACTGGCACTGTTACTGCTGGCACGGCAAACATAACGACACTAACTGCGACTACAGCAACAATTAGCGGTGGGTCTGTTACCGGCATAACAGATTTGGCTGTTGCAGACGGAGGCACAGGCGCGTCTACTGCGGCAAATGCCCGCGTCAATCTCGGTACTGTAGCGGATACGGCGGCTAATGGTATCGCAGTTAGGACTGCATCTAACACTTTAACGGCAAGAACTATTACTGCTGGGGCTGGCATCACGGTAACTAACGGCGACGGCGTATCTGGCAACCCGACGATTGCTGCTACAGGTGTTACAGATATTAACGGTTCTGGCGGGTCTTTTACTTTTGCTTTTTGTAGGGCTTGGGTAAATTTTAACGGTACAGGCGCGTTGGCTGTTCGTGAGTCTTTTAATGTGACGAGTGTTTCTGATAACGGGGTGGGGGATTACACAGTAAACTTTACTAATTCCCTGACTGATGCAAATTATGCCGTTACTGGAACTTCTACGGACTCCACTCCAAGCGGTACTTCCCCATACACACTATGCGAAAACACATATTTGCAGACACGCACAGCAGCGGCTATTCGTGTAGTGACTTCGTTGTATTCAGCGGGTAAAGCCGATTCAGCATACGTCAACGTAGTAGTCTTCCGATAATCAGGATTATCTATGAACTCAAGAATTATCTACCCTACAGATGACGGCGGCGTAGCAGTCATTATCCCAACGCTAGAGTGTGGCCTGACAATTGAAGAGATTGCGGCTAAAGATGTCCCTGCGGGTAAACCCTACAAGATTGTAGATGTATCTGACATTCCGACAGATCGCACATTCCGCAACGCGTGGACTGCCGACTTTACTGGTGCTAAGGTGAAAGCATGATTACGATTGACCTAGAAAAAGCCAAGTCGATTACTAAAGATCGCCTTCGTGCTGAACGTGTTCCGCTTTTAGCTGCACTTGATGTGCAGTTCCAACGCACGCTAGAGTCTGGCGATGATACGTCAGCAATTGTGGCTGAAAAACAGCGTTTGCGTGATATTACAAGTCTTGTTGACGCATGTACGACTACAGATAGCCTGAAGTCTTTATCGTGCGTAAATAGTTAAGTTATGTCGCTAAACACTTTACTCAAGGGGATAACCCACCACTTTTCTGACGGGCTGTACGCTAAAGAAATACATGTAGAGTCAGGGCAGGCGATATTGAAGCACACGCATGACTTTAGCCATTTATCGATTTTGGCTAAAGGTAAGGTAGCCATACTGGTAGGCGACGAGATTCAAATTGTTCACGCGCCAGCGTGTTTAGAGATTAAGGCAGGCATCACGCACGGCGTGAAGGCTATTGAAAATTGTGTTTGGTTTTGCATCCACGCGACTGACGAAAAAGACCCGGCCAACGTGGACAATGTGTTAATTAAAGGAGAGTAAGATGCCTATTACTGCTGCGGCCATAATAACGGGGGGAAACCTTCTTGGCGGCGCGTTGCAGTCGCGTTCGGCTAGACGAGCTGCTGCGCAAGCGGCTGAGAGCAATATCGCCGCCGCGCGCATTGCTGCCGAGGAAGCCCGTTTTCGGCCAGTAGGCATTACGACACGTTTTGGCTCTAGTCAATTCAGCTATGGGCCGGACGGTCGAGTGTCCGGCGCAAGTTACGCGCTGTCGCCCGAACTGCGCGCGTATC